CTTTGCAGTTGATGAGGTCAAGTATTACCCATTGGTGTGGCTTGTTCCGAATGGCTTTGATTTCAACACCTCTGGAAAGTTGGTGTCTTATCGCTTTGCTTTGATGGTGATGGATAGGCAGTTTGAGAGCAGTTCTAACACCATAGAAGTCCTCTCAGACACCGCTGGAGTGCTGATTGATATTGTCACCTTACTCATACGAAATAACAGATTAGATGAAGATTTTGAAATGGTTGTCAACGGCACGGCAGAACCCTTCTATGACGCTTCTACTGATGTGGTTGCTGGTCATGCTATTGATTTTGTTGTCAACACTCCCTACTTGGAGAGTTACTGCGACATCCCAACTTGATACGCTGCACATCCACGACTTAAAAGTGGAAAAGCAAACCATCCGAACTGAACGGACATATGTTGAACAGAAATATGACACGATTCTTTTGTATCTTTCTGATAGCCTCGCTGATGTTCGTGCCACACAAAGCCTCTTGTCAATTCACCGATTCCTTGATAGCGGAGGTCAACTACCGCCTTTGGCAAGGAGCAAAAGCAAGGGAACAAGTGCTGATTCTGCAAAAAGAGATTGAGATTGACTCAGCAATTATCCACGAGCAAGAGGTGGTGATTGAAAAATTGGACACAGAGAATATCCAATTGAGAACAGACAATGAGGTTCTCACCCATTCCATAAAACAATACAAGCGAATCTCAGGAGGGCTTTCTCTTCTCGTTTTGCTGCTTATATTATGAAGATAAATAATGTGCAAGTCATTGAGAAGCCGTTTGAGCCACTCAAAGTTCTTTTGCTTTCCGACCTACATTGGGACAACCCAAAGTGCCAGAGAACGCTCCTAAAACGCCATCTTGATGAAGCCTTGGCAGGTGGATGCGACATCCTTTTGAACGGAGACACATTCTGCTTGATGCAAGGTGCATATGACCCACGAAAATCCAAGAGCGACATCCGACCCGAACACAATGTCAACAACTACCTTGATGCGGTGATTGGTTCAGCGATTGAATGGTTTGCTCCTTACGCTCACTTGATCAAGCTTGTGGGTTATGGAAACCACGAGACCAGTATCTTGAAACGCCAAGAGACAGATGTCATTGAGAGATTTGTATCAGGAATGAACATCGCTCACGGCTCAAACATCCAAGCAGGTGGCTATGGTGGTTGGGTGGTATATGAGTTTAGAGATAACGCTCGGCACAGAGCAAGATACCGAATCAAGTATTTTCACGGGGCTGGTGGTGCTGCACCCGTTACCCTCGGTACAATCCAATCAAACCGAATGCAGGTCTTTGTGGAGAACGCTGATATGATTTGGCAAGGTCATGTTCACAACGACTACGAGTTGACCTATATGACTGAGCGACTATCTTTGCACAACATCATTGAACTCAAAGAGGTTGTCCATGTTCGTACTGCTACCTACAAAGAGGAGTACAACGATGGCAAGGGTGGTTGGCATGTTGAGAGAGGTGCTGGACCTAAACCACTTGGAGGAAGATGGTTACATTTGACACCAACGCTACCCCACGCTGAAACAGCAAAAGTGGTCGGATATACACACAAAACATCATGAACCTAATCAAAGTTCCTTTCATATATGAGTTCACCCCAGACGCAATGGATAAGTTGCTCAACGATGCTCCCGACTTGGTGGAGTTTGAGCGAGACGGTTACTTGGATCTTGACTCCGTCATCGCAGCCGTAGAGTATGAAGAGATGACCGAGGTCTACACTTCTGGTCAAGTGTTTTTGCTAAATTTGCCCATCACCGAATTTATGACCCGATGGATGCAGTAAACCCAGAACACTACAAAGGCGAAATAGAAGCCATTGACGCAATCAAAGCCTCAATGACCAAAGACCAATTCAACGGATACTGCAAAGGCAATGCTATTAAATATCTGTGGAGATGGGAGAAGAAAGGAAAGGTAGAAGACCTCCGCAAAGCCAACTGGTATCTCAACCGCTTAATCAAAGAAAATGAATCTTAAACAATACCCATTCAATGACTATGTCAACGAGGCAGTTGGCAAGAAGCAAATCTATCTGCACCACACCGCAGGAACTGGAACTCCTCAAGGGGTTTTCAATATGTGGCAAAAGAACACCGCACGAATTGCAACTTGTGTTGTCATTGGTAGAGATGGTGAGATTGGTCAAGGGTTTTCTTCTGCTAAGTGGGCGTATCATCTCGGCATCAAACAAGATGTATTCTCCAAGCACGGAGTAAAGTATCAGTCATTGGACAAAATCTCTATTGGGGTTGAAATCATCAACTGGGGGCAACTGACCGAAAAAGACGGCAAGTTCTTCTCCTATACTGGCAGAGAGGTCACCGATGTGATTGAAGTGCCTTTCAAAAAGTATCGCTATTGGGAAAACTACACAGACGCTCAGATTGAAAGCACTCGTGAACTCCTTCTCTTATGGAAGGACAAATACAACATTCCGCTAACTTATAATGAAGACATTTGGGATGTCACAAGCAGAGCGTTGAAAGGCGAAGAGGGAGTGTTCACTCACAACTCAGTTCGCTCAGACAAGGTTGATGTTTATCCGCATCCCAAGTTGATTGAGATGCTGAAATCATTATGACAACCCTTGAACAATTAGGCGAAGCAGCTTCAAACTTTAACCCACAAGGTGACAAGTTCCTTCGCATTGTTCAGAACTGGGGTCAGGAGGTCATTGAGAATATGCGGAACAACCTCCGCAAAAACAATGCTCTGGCTTCTAAGAATCTATATCAGCAGATTGAGGCAATGCCTACCTTCACACCACAAGGAGCAAACCTCAAGATCAATATGCTTGAATACTGGCAGTTCGTGGAGTACGGAAGGAGACCTGGAAAGATGCCTCCCGTTGCTCCGTTGATTGAATATGTCCAGAACAAACGAGAACTGCAAATGAAGATTGCAAACGCTCGTGACCGCATTGCAGCAACCAAATCTCTGGCTTATGTGATAGCTCGGAAGATTGGACAGAAAGGAACAAAGGCTCAACCATTCGTTCAACCAGCCCTCACCCAACAAACTCTACAAACTCTTTCTGACAGATTAGGTCAGTATTTGGCTGATTCCATCACCGCACAAGATTAAATTCTTTTTTATATTGCAAATTGTTTTTATATTTGCAATGTATGAAACCAGAAGAATTGATACATTTTGTGAAAATGAACAAGCGTCACGGCATTATCAAAGCCGTATCTGAACGCACAGGAATTTCTATGCCAACCGTCTCTAAGTATTTGAGAGGGGACATCTACAACAAAACTGCTCTTGAAGTCATCAAGGCTGCAAAGGAGGTCATTGATGCATCACTTTAAGTACAACGGAGAGAACATCTTTGATGACACTATTGAGAATGGTGATTGGATATTGATGTCTCTTGGTTCAAACTACTATTTCAACCGAGCCGAGTTTCAGCAATGGTGTGAGGAAGAACACTCCGAGTTCTTGGAAAACTACGCTGATGTAGATGAGGATGGAAAGTTCATCCATTGGGATGAGGTTGATATGGATATGGAATTTGCTTGGCTTGTTGAAGCCGTAGTAACTGGAAAAGTCACACATTACAAACACACATATGAATAAATCACAAGAAATCAAAGAACTCGCTAAGGCATTGGCGGTCTTTCATGCCCAAGTTGGCAAAGTCAAGAAAGAGGCTCAGAACCCTTTCTTCAAGAGCAAGTATGCGTCTCTCTCAAACATCTTAGATGTCATCTCAGAACCGCTCCAAAAGGCTGGGTTGGTGTTCTCTCAGTTCCCAGATGAGTTTGAGTTGACTACGATCATCATTCACACCGAGTCGGGGCAGTTCATGGAGGCTTCCTATGGGATGCCCATCGCCAAAGAGAATGACCCTCAAGCAATGGGTTCTGCTATCACCTACGCTCGGAGATATGCTCTTGGGGCGATTCTCGGACTGAACATTGATGAAGATGATGACGGAGAGAAGGCAATGAACCGCCAAAAGATGGTCAAATATAAACTCACCAAGAACTCTCCCAAGTGGGCTGATGCAGTCAAGTATGTTGCTCAAGGAGGAGACACGGCTAAGATTGCAGAGAAGTATGACATCTCCAACAAAGACCTAATGGATTTAGCCGTAGAGGCTGGATTATGATTTACGAGGCATTTGTCAATGGACAAGCGTTGTGGCGAGTATACTGGAAGCAGGAACTCGCTGCAACTTTCCTCACTTACAACGAGGCCAAGGAGTATCTGATGCTCTTGGAGTTCGTTGAGCAACTGCCAAACTTTAACGCTATATGAAAACACCAGTAGAAGAATTATTTGAAAAACTATGGGACACCCCAAAAGATAAGTTTACTTGGTATGCTATCCGAAAAGAAATGCTTGAGAAAGAGAAAGAGGTGATTGTGGATGCCTTTCTGGATGGGAAGTTGGATGGGTGGCACAATCAAT